GCATATCTAGTGCGTAGGTTCATTCTTGGATCGAAACTATCTGGGTCATAAACCACTCCACTGGTTTCCATTGGGATATACGGACAATAAACAAGACCAGTGTCAAGTTCACTCTGACCTTTATATCCCATCAGAACATATGGATCATTATCAGCGTGAATATCTACATAAACTTGAATTGAACCGTTGAAAGTACCAGCGAAAAGGCTTTCGCGTGGAGAAACATCACGGGCGGCAGTTGCAGGAGTAAAACTACCGTTAGAGGCATTACGAAGAACAGTTAGAATGCTTGGGGAAACAACCATCCAAGTAGCGCCGCCACGGCGAGTTTCCATTGCGATCTTGTTACTCATTTCGCTGAAAGCGATGGTAAGAGCAGTGAATTTTTCACCGGCATAACGACCATCGACATTAGCATAACTATAAGATTCAGGACTACCAGAAAGATCTTGTAGTTTGTAAAGGAGTTCACGGTCAAGATCACGGGTGATTTGATCCGCGAGAACCGCCATCATCTCAGATTCGATGTCTAGGCCATCAAGGGCACGGCTATCGTCTTCAGCTTCACGAGTCCACTGTGCGCGAAGCTTACGGGATTGTGCGGTAACGGTCTTTTTGACCACATCCATGTACATTGGATTACCGCCATCGCCTTCCATTAACTCTGTCTGAGCCGCTAGTTCTGANTTATCGATGGTATATTCAAAGGCATCANAATATGAATCAGAAGCAATGGCTGAATACTTATCGTAAACGTTTTCACCACTTGCTTCGTCGCCTTTATTTACTGCCTTATCTGTTTCTGCATCAGTCTCATAGACATCACGGCCATAGCGGAACCGCACAGTACGAATCATGCCAGTTGGGCCGGAAAGAGGTTGGTTACCAACAAGATTCATACTCTTAAGGCTTGGGATAACCCGACGGACCAATGGCATGAACATCATGTCATAACGGCTAAAATCACCAGTTTGAGTGCTGGAGCCGCTTTCATTAAGCTTACGAAGACTTTCCTGACGGGTGTTTTCTAGAATTTGTGCAGTAATAGCACGTTCGGTTGAACCTTCAGCAAGACCATCCAGAAGTTGCTGGCGAGTATCTTGCCATTTGTTTTCTTCTCTAATGCTTTCTACCAGATGTGTAAATTCACTCATTTTTATCCACTCCTAAAGATGTTTGTTATGTTATATGAATGTTTCTTTTCTTTATTTATCATAATTGTTAAAAATTCAACAATTTAATATGATTTTTTCTTTTTATTGCGCTCATTGAGAGTTTCATCATCTTCTGAATCTTCATCAGAATCTTCATCAGAATCTTCATNAGACTCATCATCGTGTTCGTCATCTTCNTTTTTCTGCTTTTTAGAAGCTTTTTCAAAAAGACGATCACGAATCTCTTCAGTCATAATACTGTCAATGATTTCAGAAGCTTCTTTGACATTACCATCGTCAAATTTGTCAATTGCTTCTTTAAGTTGTTCGGTTCGTTCACTCATTTTATTCACCTTCTTGTTGTTTAATTACTTAGAAGTCTTAGTAATCCCGGCGAAACGATAAAAACGTGAAAGATCAGATGATTCTTGACGACTTTCACCGCTTTCATTAAGTGTGTCTTGTTCGCCTTTATCTTCCTCAGTTTCTTTCATAATTAGAGGAAGAACTTCTTCATACTTAGATTCAAGACGATCATAAGAAACACCTTCAAGCATAGTAGCCATAGTTTCGCGTTTAACGCCAGAAAGATTACTTAGTAGTGATTCTAATAGCTGATCACGTTTAAGGTTTTCATTTTCTTCCTTGATCTTCTGAAGTTCAGTTTTGGTATTATCAAGTTCTTCTTTAAGAGAAGAACCACCTTCTTTCTGACTTTCAAAAATCTGAAATTGTTCACGGAATGCTTCAAAGACTTGACGGCCAAATTCATTTTCTTTAGCACGATCAAGATCTTCTTTAAGTTCAGCAAATCCAGATTGCACTTGATTTTCAAGGAATTCTTCCCATTTAGCAGCCATCTCTTTTTTATAAGATTCCTTAAACTCGGTTAGTTTACGAGCATAATGGACATCAAGAGATTTGTAATATTCAAGGTCTTCCTTGAGTTCAGCAATTTCTTGTTCAACAGACTCTTGAATGGTCTGATACAATTGATTAGCTAGTTGTTGTTTGTTTTCGACAAACTTCTCAGCATATTCAGATTCAACTTCATTACGAATTTCTTCGCGTTGTTCGTTTAGTTTTTGTTCAAACGCTTCCTGAAGCTGCTTCTTAGTGTCGTCGTTGAGAAGTTCGCTTTCCAGAAGTTCTTTGTATTGTTCACTCATTTTCATTCACTCCTAAAGTTGTTAATTATATCAACTCGTTTATTATTTCAACGATGTCTTTTCTTTATTTATCAAATCTGTATTATCTACTTGAAAGGATTCTTAAATAGTTTGAGAACTTAGTCTCAAATCCATTTTCAATAAATGAAAGAATCTTTTCATATTCTTTTTCTGTAATATTTTGACGCATAATAATAGATTTACCTTTAGATGTAGTAAGGTAATTGTGGAGTTTATAAGATGTTTCTCGAATAGAGCTTGTGAGGGTATCTAAACGATCACCATGATCTTTAACTGCTTGCTCATAAGACATATTCTGATCGGTAATAGAACGAATAATCCGATCTCTTTGTTCAACATATTTGTTAAGTTGATTCCAAAGTTCTTTTGCTTTACCTTGTTTAAAGAGTAGTTCAAGCAGACGATTATTTACCGCTGCACCAGCGATAGGTTCATACTGTTTCATTTGATTTGTATCATATGTTCCGGTAATACAATCAATGAGAGAATCAGAAATTTCGTATATAGGTTTAATAGTAATCTCTGATTTTTGGTCCTTAGAAGACTCATTAAGTTGTTGAAGTCCTAATTTTGCTTGTTCATTCATTTTTGAATGGTTGGTAAATCCACCTGCCATTCCGACTTTCATGTATTGCTCAACTTGCTTAATTTGTTCTTCTGTTAACCCTTCACGAAGTAAACCTTCACGACCTTTTCTTGAAGTGATAAGATCATAAAGTTGTGTAGATTTTTCTCTGATTTCGTTCGTGACTCGTTCTAAGTTTTCACCATATGCCTGCATGGCTTCATCTTGTGGAAGATCAGAATTCTTGATTTTTTCGATTATTTGATCTCGACGCTGAACAAGTCTTTCGATATCTTTCCAAAGCTTACCTTGATTACCTTTCGTGAAAAGAATTCTAAATGTTAAACCAGCGACAACAGATCCAGTAATCGGAATCAATAAAGCTGTTGCGCCAGAAAGACCCATTGAACCAACAATTCCCACTCTAGCTGATTGAGAAGCAGCAAAAGAAACAAAAGTACGGGCAACAGTTTCAGAACGAATCCCAATAAGTGATTCAATACCTTCACCAATTGATGAAAAGAGATTGCTAATACTATCAACAAACTCGTTTAAATGTTGGTCGCCTTTAATAGCGCTTCCGATCTCATCACTGACAACTTCTCTAATGAGTTTTTCAACATCTTTTTTGTTGCCTTCATGAAGAAGATCAATGGATTGTTCTAATTTGTTTGTCATAATATAAGACCTTAAAATGTGTTTTCAATAAACTTACGGATTTCTTTCTGAAAGTATTTTTGAGCCTTTTCGTCATAACGAACAGCTTCCGCTAGATGGTTTAATTCATGAGTTCGGCGATGCTGTTCAAGTGCTTCACGAATGGACTGTGGGTATGTACCAGCGCTAGGAGTAGCAACACAATCAACAGTGACCAATTTGAGAGATTTTACCTGTCCTGTCGATTCGTCTAGTGAACCACCTGCTCGTGAAGAAACGCCAACAGAAACACCACTTTCAAGAAGACCTTTAAGAATTTGTCCTTTTGGCGTGCTTTCTAATACTTTGGCTTTACCACAGACAGTATCGCCCTCCCACCAAAGAGACTGAATATCATGACTAACATTAGAAAGACTAATTTCTAATGAATCACTATGATCTAGTTCACCAAGAATGCTTTGTTTATTGTTAATTTTATCAGTTAGCTTATTAACTTCTTCTTCAAGAATGTTTCGAGGATAAACTCGACCATTCTGATTACGATATTCAGCTTTCATGAACGGACCTTGGATATAAAGATCCTTGCCTTCTTCTTGAATAATACTGGTATCGAAGCTTTGTTCTTTTAAGATTTGGTATTCCATAACTTTTCCTCGTTATAAAGTTAGTTAAATGTTTGATCTAACTTTATTTATCGTTTAAAAACAAAAAGGCTCCCATAAGGGAGCCTATTCTAAAACTACTTGGTTATTATTAAGTTCTACCAAAAATTATTTCAATGATTGAAGGTTCACGGTTTTTACTGCGTTTATGTTCTTTTTCACTAACTTGTCGATTAAATGTAACCGTACCACGTTCAGCATCATCAATTATACGCTGCATTTTGTTAAACTGATCACGGCCCACATATTCGACAAAATCATCGGCAAATTCGTTT